AATATTTTGGGTCATGATGCTGATCCACGCTTCTGGACTTCCCATTCACAAAAATATGCCATCTCTGTTGAAGAAGGCAATTACTCTACTTCCCAAAGACAAATGGAGCTCCAACAGCTTCTCCACTTTAAGCAGCTTGGCATGCAAATTGCTGATAAATCGATCATACGAGCAGCCTTTATCACGAATAAACGACAAGTTATCGCTGATATGGAAGAACAGCAACAGCAACAGATGCAACAACAACAGGCGCAATCTCAACAACAAGAGAAAATGGATAATGCCAAGATTATGGGACTCTTTGCGAAGGCTAAAGTCGATATGGCACGAGAACAAGACGTTATAGCTTCTGCTAACGAGAGAATGGCTAAGATTGAAGATATTCATGCTGGTGCAGTCCACAAGCAATCGCAAGCAGACTTAGAAATGGTTCGGACAATGATAGAGCTTGAAGACATGGACCTAGCTAATTTCAGAAGTAATTTAGAACTTGCAGAGTACATAAAAGGCGTTAACAACGCCTCACAACAACAACCAGCTGTTGCTGGATAGGAGACAATATGAAAGAAGCAAAACACGGATCAGTAAAAGCAATGCCCCAATTCAATGAAGGGCATTGGGAAAAGAAAATGGCAGATGTAAGCGTTGCAGATGGAAAATATTCTTCCGAGATGAATCAATCTGAAGAATACAAAAAATCTGTTGACGCATTAGCAAGTTATGCTAAAAAGCATAAGGCACAACATTAATATTTCGAAGATTGATTTAGAAAAATGCCGCGGTTAAGAGCCAGCCCGTTGATGAGGCGCTAGGTTAAAATCTAGAATATAAATATCATCGCAGGCGTTCTATTCAATCTTCGATTCTAGAGAGGTTTTATGGCAAAAAAAACACATCATAATCCTGATTACCTAAAGAACAAGACAGCCGATGTGATCAAACATGGCAGTGGTCTTGCCGTTCCTAATGAGCAATGGGAAGTGAATAGAGATCTAACACCAAAAGGTAGACCTGATGGATGGGGAGCATTTCTTCCTCAGTCAGGTAAAGATAGACCAACACCACATACAAAAACCAATGAGTGTGATCATTAATGGACAAATACAATTTTGATGGGGAACCACATGCTCTCAATTCTGAGTATGGGTACATTATAAAAAGAATATATGAGGAGGAAGTTGATCATGATAGTTTGCATGATCAAATCCAAATTCATTTGAAAAAATTTGCTGAATATCTTTATGCAAATGATAAGGAGAGAACAGTACAATGCATGTTAAATGGGTGGTCATACGAAGATTATGAAGTAATCTATCGGCCAGCTCATATCGTCAGTGCTTTGGCTCAGTTCTCTACGCTAGCAATAAAGTTCAAACGTTCTAAAAATGACAACTTGGATGAAAAAAGTGATAAAGATCGAGAAATTGTACATTGATGGGGATCTGCGAGAGGAGGATTTTGTCAGAGAAAAGCATCCTTCTATTGAGAGACACGGAAATCATCATTCTTGTGTCACAGATATTCCAAGTCCAAGTCTACCTCCAATACCAATGAAATTAGATAGGCCTATCTTAGAGAAACAAATTTCTGAAAAAGGAATGCATCCCAATGAGAAACGTAAGAGTAAAACTCCTAAGAAAAAGTCTAAGAAAAATGATTCCAAATCCAAGCGGACAGCAGTGGAGAAGATATAAGAAAAATTATATGTCTGGTCTTGTCTAGTCTTTGACAAGTAAATCTTTTAATGATATGCCATGTGTAAAGAAATATTTTTACATAGGTATATCATGTCTCAACGCGTCACAGCTGGCGAACTCTCAAAAAAAGCCCTTTCAGACAATACCAAATACGATGCTCTAGAAGTAGGACATGCTCTAGCTGATGAGATCATGCCTCATCTTAGGCAATGCATTGAGAATCACAAGACAATCATTGATGAGAATGAATTTTGTATTGTAATGTTGATCGCGAAAGATCCACTGATTAAAAATTTAATGCGAAGGAAATTCTATGCTTGGCCCTATCTTCCTAAACCTAGGCCTAATCAATCTGTCTTCCTCTATAACAAAGCAAAAGATGCCATTACTCATCGTCTTTGGATTTTACCTTCTGATATGGTTATGGCCGAGCTTCATGAGTTGCCTCATGTAGATAAACGCTATCAGACAATGAAAGCGTGGTCAGACGCCTTTTACAAAGGGTGGAAGTTCGATCCAATCACAAAACAATTCTACAATTCAGATCCCTGCCACTTCTGGAATTATGTTAGAGCAGATCAAAAGATTAATATGCCCTCTGAGCATGAGTACTTCTTAGAGCATCGAGAAGAACTTATCAAGGCTGGATGTAAGCTCCCCAATGCGACGGACTCCGAGCCCTTTGACTTCAGTAAAATCGCAATCGAAAAGATCGTAGATACGCATCAAGCCGTGAGCGAGTAATGCATTTTCAATTACTGATGGCAAGCAAAGCGTTCCAATCGGTGCGTCTGCTGCCATATAAGCTAAAGTCTTCCTATAATCCGAGAATTTCTTAGAAACTTCATCACGAATTTTTCTCATCTTTTCATCGTATTCAAAATTTTCCTTTACTCTCTCTGGGTTTTCAATTAATTTATTGACGTCAGACACAAGGAGACTCCAAATGACAGTTGATACCCCAGAGAATAAGCAAGAAAATATTTTAAACCAAGAAAATATTTTAAACACAGAGAAAGTTAAAGCAAGTCCAGAACAAAAAAAGCCTGAAGCAAACCAACAGCAGCAGTCACAGCAAAAACCTCAAGAAAATAAAACAGAAGAAGGATCACCAGAAGACCCAAATTGGCGCGCTTTTAGAGAGGCACGTAAGAAAGATAGGGCTGACAGAGAAGCCGCTGAGCGTAAAGCATCTGAAAAAGAAGCAGAGGTGGCAGCTCTTAAAGCAGCGATGGAAGCAGCTTTTTCAAAGTCAGCTCCAACTCCGCAAGCCTATCAGCAATATTATGGGATGAATGCTCCGGAGGAGCGTGAAGAAACAGAAGATGAAAGGATAGAAAGAAAAGTTCAGGCGGCTCTTTCTGTAAGAGAAGCAGCAGCAGAAAAAGCAAGACTAGAAAGGGAACAGCAAGAATATCCTAATCGGTTATCTCAAACTTATCCTGATTTTAACAACGTGATCTCTCAAGACAATCTGGACTATCTCGATTATCACTATCCAGAAGTCTCTCGCCCACTTCAAAGATTAAGAGATGGATATGACAAATGGTCAGACATCTATCAAGCTGTTAAAAAATTTGTTCCCAATACAACCACAGCAAAGAAAGATGCTGCTAAGGCTGAGGCTAATTTCAATAAGCCTAAGTCTATTTCGAGCACAGGGATTACACAGCCAGGAGAAGCTGTTGGAAGCGCAAGACTTACCGAAGAAAGACGCGCTTCAAACTGGGAGAGAATGCAGAAGATTCTGAAAGGAGTTAGCTAATGCTTGGACTAAGAGATATTGCAATTGAATTGGTAGGCGAAGAGGATGCTGATTCTTTTGCTTTGTGGGCGTTTGGAAAAGATTATAAAGCACTGAGTACTATGAAAAGGTTTGCTGACGCCTGGAATGAAAGACATGGCGATCTCCATAACATTGATCGCTCTTCTCCTATCGTAAGAGATATGATAATAATGACAGACTTATGGAGAGACCGTGGAACAATATAAAGTTGATCAATATAAAAAAGTTTTTGAGAAGTATCAAAGGGCTACTCTTGTTAGCTTTGGATCACCTGATCAATATCAATTTCGACAAAATGAATTGATGCACGCATTAGCAGAATTTATTTTGATACCGTATTGGCAATATGAAAGAGAGAAACATCATAGGGAATTAGAAAATGACGGAACAAGATTACAGGATTGAAACTTTAGGACGCGCTTTTGCATCTCATGCAGAGATTTGGAATAAGATCTATCAAGAAAACATTAAGGAGTCAAAAGAAGCTTATCCTGATAAAAAATTACAAGAGAATTTAATAGATGATTTTAATATTTCTAGAGCTTTATCCGTGATGTGCCTTGAAATAGAACAATTGAAAAATCAGCTTAAGGGTCATCTGAAGAATGAACATCCTTTTTTGTAAATATTTTTCCTGTTGAATTGAAGATGCATAAATGCTATAATCATCGTCAACATGCATAGGGGGCACCCGAAAAGCGATTTCCGATCGCCTTGCATGTCTTATCATCGGAGTAACTACGGAGGTTACGTGTCAAAAAATATAATCATAGATAAAATCTGCAATACTTGTTTAATACAATATGCCGGAAGAAAAAGTCAAAAATATTGCTGTCATAAATGTTATAAAAATCACCCCATCCAAAAGGAAAAAAATCGTTTAAATAGTAGGAAAAATTATGAAAAAAATGGAGAAGAATTAAGAAAATATCATCGTGAATGGCATCGCAGATTGGTAAGAAAGAAAAAATGTTTACCTATGGACTTTCCTAGAATGAAAAAATTTTCAGGAGAAGGGTATGTGGCTAAATCTGGTTATAAATATTTTGGAATAAAAAATCATCCTCTTGCCAATAAATATGGAAGAGTTGCAGAACATAAACTGATAATATTTAACCACATAGGAAGAATACTTAGAAAACATGAAAGTATTCATCATAAGAATGGTATTCGTTCTGATAATCGCATAGAAAATTTAGAATTATGGTCAAAATCACAACCATCAGGTCAACGAGTTGAGGACAAAATAGAGTGGTGCAAAGAGTTTTTGAATGAGTATGGAATAAAAGTTATTGATTAAAATTATTTCTATATATATCATGGGTTTAGGCAGTATAAAAGAATTCGCCTATCTACCATAGACTGAAACGTACCTCGTCAGTACAGCTGAAAATAGTTCATTCGCAATGAACATGATTATCAACTGTATAACGAGGTTTTTTTATGTCTTTTTCTACCGGTATCACCGGAATACAGAATATGGCTCCCGAGCTCCCCGTTCAGGCGAGCGAGGATCTTTTGTCAACTCCAATGTTTAATTTGATACATAGTTTTGGTGTAGATTTGCACCATGCTGAATCATACATTGGTAAGACCACTAGAATGTCAAGATTCGAAAGATTGTCGACTGATGGCGGTCAATTGGACGGTTCAGGAATCGATCCAGCATCTGAAGTGCCTGTTCGTACAGACATCGATGCCACAATGGAAATCTATGCGAAATCTATCGTCACTAACGAGCAAGTCGTTCTCTGGGAGAACAGCAAAACATTAACAAAATTCACCGCTCTCTTAGGCCAATGGCTGCGAGAAAAAGAAGATTTGTTGATGAGAGACTTGTTCTCTTCTAGCGTCAGTTACATCAATGCCACAGGTGGTTTGAACGGCGATCAGCCTAGTAATATTTCCTTGAATGATGTGAACAACATCGAAAACATCCTACTTGGCAATGACGCTCGTTCAATGCTAACTAACCTGGAAGCAACATTAAAATTTGCTACTGGTGGTGTTCGTGATGCATTCATTGCTCTTGCGAATACAAATCTTTGCGCTGACCTTCAGAAAGTTCAAGGCGTATTGCTTAAATCAGCATATCCCACTCAAGAAGGGATTCGCCCAGAAGAGTATTGCTCGATTTCTAGATTCCGTTTCTTTGTCTCCTCTAAGGCTGCAAGGACTCCTGGTATCTCACTAAGAGGCAACACAGTTTACACAATCCCTATGTATGGCTTAGAAGCTGCCGCCAAGATCGAGCAGAACAACTATACGGCTGTCATCGGATACCGTCCACCTTGGGTTGTTTCTTCCGTTGCTCAAAACAGCCAACTCTATGCCAAGTTCGCTATCGCTCGTGCGATCACGAACCAAAACTGGATCTCTGGTTTGAACGTAACAACCTTCCAACCATCATAAGGAGATTAAGATTATGCCTTTTACTATCGTTTCTCAAGGAACTTTCACTCAGCCCGCAACTGCAGTGAATCAAGTCATCCCTCTTCCTAGTGGGGCTGATTATTTTGTGACTACTAACCTGACTCAAATGGCAACAACCCAGGGAACTGGTCGTGTAGTCAGAGGGGAATGGTTTGGTGGTGGCCTAACAGCTGTTAATGACGGCCTACGTTGGAAAAAAACCAACAGCACAAGCGCCATTAACATTGATAACTTTTCAACATCAACAGCATCTAATGGTTTTACTTATGTGACTAGCTTCCCTGCTCCGCAGGCAGCTTTAACAGGTACAACCATTACACAAGCTAATGGCGCTGTAGCAAGTGTAACTAACACTTACTCAGAAGGTGATACCGTCATTATCTATAATGCTGTAGGGATGCAACAGATTTCCGGCATGACATTTACTATTTCGTCAGTGTCAGGATCTGCATTTACATTGCTAGGGTTAGACTCCTCAGGGTTTGCTGCTGCCGCAACTGCTTTCTCAGTAAGACGAGTTAATCAGTTTACTCCAGTTGAGCCAAGTTTCTTGTATGTGACTGCAATTACTCAAGCAGCTCAAGCACAAGTGACTGTTTCTCAAGCAAACAGTGTGTATCTGGGTCAAAAATTAGAGTTTACAATTCCAGGTTCTTTCGGAATGGTACAGTTAAATAACTACTACCAAACTCAAAACTTACCTGCTGTTGTAACTTCAATTGTTGATGCCTACAACTTCACTATCAATGTGAATACAACAAACTTCACAGCATTTGCATTCCCTGCAAGTTCTGGTTCGCCAACAACTCAATTGTTCGCAACCGTAGCACCTGCTGGGCAATCGACTCAGTTTAATCCAATTACTGGCGTTCAGACTGGATATAACTTTTTACAGATTCCTTTCCATTCAGGCGTATTTGTTCCTTATATGTACGTATCGGCAGGCGCGCAATCGCCTGGGGGGTCTGCTGCAGATGTTATCGTTTGGCAAGCTTACAAGATGGAAACTGGAACTATTAATGCTCCTGTTCCTAGCTAGTATGTGGATCATTTTCCTGGCGTCGGGAAAATGGTCGAATTAAAAACAATTGCCTTCTGGAGAATCTACTTTCTCTAAAAGGCAATTTGCATGGGAGGGGACAAATTGTCCTCTCCCTTAATGTAAATTGGTTTTTTTAAAGTTCAATCCTTCAAAAAACCTATTTAATTGAGGGAAGATGGCTAATCAATATTTGCCTCCAGTCATCCAAATACCCTCTAGCTTGCTAATCACAAGCATTTCTCAGTCAGCCCCTATGGTGATAGGGGTGGCAATACAAAACACGACTACAGAGGCTAATACATACATTGTAGGCATGGCAGTTAGGTTGATGGTTCCTCAAACATATAAGATGTATCAAGCAAACAATTTAGTAGGAACAATCACAGCAATCAGTGGATCAAATTTCACATTGAATCTTGATTCATCTCTATTCGATGCGTTTGTGGTTCCTTCTGGAAACGTAGAACAACCAGCAACTATTGCCCCTAATGGTTCAAGAAATCTCTCTTATAACAACCAAACAAACGAGGTTCCTTTTCAGAGCCTCAACAACATAGGAAATTAGATATGACCCAACAATTGATGATGGCTACTGCTTCCGGAGAGCTTCATGGTTTGATCAACACTCTCACTAATAGTGTTCCATTTGATGAATTCAAAAACTTCAAACCAGAACACAAGAAAGAATTAGAGAGGCTGAAGAAAGACGATTCAAAAGTAGTTAAGGTCGAATACATGAATAGCCGGGGACGACATGAACGTTTGACAAAACCTTATTGCCGATATAGCGGCGATCCCATCCAAGTATGGCATTTCATTCCAGGCAAAACTTATGAAGTGCCTATGGGTTTGGTTAAAGAAGTCAATGATTCGATGAAACACATTCCCAAACGTTCTGGACTAGTGAGCATCGATGGAGAAGCAATTAAAAAAGACGAGTCTCCCCTTGATAGAGACGAGGCGGGCGATTGGCTTCACAAGATGGTTCCGGTTTCATTTTAAATTAAAGGGATGTTATGAGCGCAGTAGCCCAAGCCGATTCAACGTATACTTTCATTGAAAAGAAAGTAAGGCGCTTAAC